TCTACACAAAGTTGAGCACAACGGAATCCGCTAGATATAATTAACGGCTTGTCAAAATGTGAGCGCACCGGTTGTAAAATATTTACTGCTAATGATTTTAAATTTTCTATTTGTGCAGGGTTAGGATTATTGTTAATCCCTTTACGTTCTGCAACTTGTGATTTGGTAAGTTCATCTAATGTAATGTTAGCCGTTAGTTTCATCTTTATCCTCCTCTATTTGGTAAAACATATTGTCTGTATCTTCTGTAGTCCAATCTTTATTTTCGACCGTCCAATAAGTATTTTGTACTTTATAGTCTGGCCAAGATCTATCAGTAGTATAGTTAGAAATGCTCCACAAGATACGATTATTAGGCTGAGCAGCATAATTGCCGTTATCAAGTTCCAATATATGTGCACACTTATGTTCTTGAGGTATTTCAGAGTGTTCAGTATCGATTTCATTTACTTCAGGTGTCCCCCAGTCAATTGTAAATAGGTATTCTCCTTTATAAAATTTTTTATCCTTACCTAAAAATTTACCCCGCATCCCACCAAGAAAATCAAATTCAGTGACACTAGGGTAGTAACTAAAACAGTTCCACAGTTCCAACTCGTCAACCGACATATCGGGCACTTCGGTTCTGTTAAACGATTTTTGGAAAAACGCTGAGATAGGCAAACGCCAATAGCACGCGCCGTTTGGTAACATACAATGAAATAAGAGGGATTTTCCCGTAAGACTCGCCAAACCAAAGATAATGCAGTCCATACTTTCTTTTTTATATTTAGGATCCAAATCATATAAATACTCCTTTTTTACCTTTGCATATATTGTTGGAATGTTAATATTAAGATAAGCCATAATTAATCAATAACGTTTAAACCTGTTTCTCTGTTCAAATATTTATACTCAATCTTATGTATATCAAATTCTTTCATTATTGTATTACATATATCCTTCTCGTTAAAGTCTCCACAAGAATATACGTCAAATTGCATCAAAGCAGGTTTTGGCTCATCCCAAATATGCATTGCTATATGTGATGTTTCGATGATAGCTACTGCAGTTATCCCCCTATTACCTTCCATATGACAATATTTTACATACGGGCCCATAAAGACCTTCATATTTATAGACTCTATAAATGTGGTCATCCAATGTTTAAGCTGTTCTTCATCTGTTGGTGGTTTACTTGCTTCCGCTCTTATAATTAAATGCTTATGAACAAGTAAATTCTTTTTCATATCGTATTAGATCGTTGTTCTTTACAAGTAAATTTTACAATGATGTTCATATCATTAACAACATTTTCACCAAGATCTTTTAAAATTTTTTGTGATTCCATATAGCCTTCTTGTAAACAATCATAAGAAGTATTAAATTCTTTGTTTAATACCGCAGGTGGATAACAGGTACTCTGAACCTGTGAGCAGATAATCATTACTAGTAAGTATTTCATTTATCATTGAGTCCATAATAAATTACTACACACAGCAAAATAAATGCTATGATTGTGTTGATTGGTAAAAAAGGTTCTACTACGTAATTTTCCATTATTCACTAATTCCCATTATCCATAATATTAAGAATACAAAACAGATAGGTTCCATTATCTTAATATCTTAACTATTTTTTTTCTGTCCATATATATCTCTGTCTGAGCTTCTACTTTTTTACAAGTAAATACAACTCTCTCAGGATTTACCTCGTTCTGCGCGATACGCTTGGATTTCAAACAATCGCTGAGATTCGGTTTATATACGTGCTCTATCATATTTCCGTTTAACGTTAATATTAGTGCAAATACAGTCTCTATCATAATACCTTACCTTTGTTTGGCCCATATTTAATTCTATACTTATGTGTGCCTGTGCCATTAATCTCTACTTCTTTTTTGAGATCTTTGACATAACTCATTTGTTTTGCCTTTTTCTCTTGATTAGAAATATAATCTAAAATTTTTCTAGTGATTCTTTCCATTTCCATTCCTAATTATTTTCTCTACGTCTTCAGTTAACTTCTCAGTTCTTTTCTTTAAAAACTCTATGTTAACTGCATTGTTTCTCATACCTTTAATTTCTGTTTCTACATCCTCTAGTAAACCACTAACGTGTTCTACAATCATAAAAAGTTCTGCCTCTCCTGCTGATTGACCTAACTCACCTCTTGGATATTTAATCCTAAACTCTGAGTTTTGATCTAAATCTTTTTGCATCAACTCTATTTTAGTAGAGTGTTGGTTTAGTTTTTCGTGGATACCAAAATAAGCCCACGTTCCAATCGCAATTATTGCGATCAAACTAGCAACCGTCTTCATCGGCATTTGCACGGCTGCAGACTCAGAAATTTTTAAAGCCATAAATTACACCCAAAATTTACTAACAATTTTATCCCAAATTGCTTTTATTTTATCCCAAATTTTTTTTAACATTTCCATCTCCTTCTAGCTTGTCTTAGCCTTGAATTTGGATCTTTAGCTGCCTTAGGAAACTTCTTCATTTGTCCTGCGCTTCTAGCACAGAATGATTTACGTCTCTTAGCGGCTTTAGATCCTTTTTTTACTTTTCCTGTTACTGCAGTTTTAAGCTTTGATCCAGGGTTTTCTCTTCTGTATCTTGCCACACCTGCAGCAGTCATCCCCGCACCACTTTTTGTAGAACGAAAATATTTTTTACTTCGAGGAGGCTGAACATCGCCTCCTCTCTTTAATTTTAAAAGTTCTGCCGTGTACAGATCCATTTAACTCCTAACCATCAAAGTAAACTGTAACAGAATTAGCGTGTAGTTCACTGAAACTTACGAAAGCACCATCTTTATATAATATTCCGTCTTGTGGAATGTTGATAGTGTTTAAGTCACCTTCAGTTGCTCCTGTTCTAACTGTTAACAATGATGAACCCGAGATGCTTCCATCTCTAAACTCAACACTTCCAATGGCACCGCCTGATGCAGCATTAACCTGTCGAACTCTAGTTCTACCTGTGAAGATAGATCCAAAGACCTCTGCCGTCATTCCTAAAGAAACGTTGGCTGCAGGTTGTGCACTTACAGTTGCAGAAGTAATTGTTAGAAACGCTCCTGTTGTTCCTGACGTAGTTGATGCTGAACCTGGTAAAGTAATCACCTCAGTTAATGCATCACCTTTTTCGTCAGTTCCAACTATCGTGATGGTTTTACCACCATCTGATGATCCGGTAGTCGTTGCAGTAATTTTTCTTGCAGTGTTTGTGCCGAAAGAAGTTTTGGCTAAAGTAAATGTCGTCGTAGGCTGAGCCGCTGCTGCTACAAAAGTATTTGAAGAAGCGTTAGCATCTATGAACGTTTTCGATTTTACATCACCCATATACATAATTGTTTATCTCCTTTTTGGTGCAGGTGAGTATCGAGATCAAAAAGTCTCGAAGTTTCTCACCCACATAATTAATTTATTAAAACTGTTGTACGTTAATAATAAATCTAAAGTTACCACTAGCTGATGCATTTACTGTGTTAGTAATTTGCAAGAAGACACTTCTCGCTGCACCTGAAACATTAGCTGCCGGAGACGCTGCTGGTGATGCGTTCCCTGTAGCTGTGTTTAATAAAGTTAGATTGTAACCAGCTCCAGCCGGAACAGTTGTTCCTCCGTCAAGAATTGTATTTGCTCCAGCAGCCACTAATTGTGCTCCGCCAGTTGCAGTTCCAACTTTAAAACCAATGTCACCAGCACCTGTTAAAGTGGGTGCGGATGTACAAACAATATCGATAGAAGTAATGATGGAATTATTAGGTTGAGAAAATTCAACTTCAGTCGTTCCAGCAGTTGCCGCTACGATTACGTCAGCAGTTCCTTGTCCTACAAGTTTTGTTCCTGTGTAAGCGCCTGTTGAATCAATTGCGAAAACATTTGTGAACACACCTGTAGTTGCGTTTTTTGTAGCTCCAATGAATCCATTCTCGGATCTCACTGGGCCGTTAAAAGTAGTATTTGCCATAATTATATCCTCCTAGTTAACGAACACAGTCTCTAGGCCGTCGACTATACGCGTCTGTGCTCTGATTTAATTTGTATAGTGAGTTTATTATACATAAAAAAAGGGCGGTCGTGAAGACCGCCCTTAAATATCGTAATTTGTATTATCTACGATTACGCAGCACCTGGTGATCCGAAGATTCCTCTAGGGTCAGAGAAGCCGAAGCTGTATCTTTCTCTAGCTTTAAATCTTACGTTACCAGTATCGAAATCACCTTCAATCGCTGTTTTGATTGGCGATCTTACAAAGTGTTTCAGACCATTAGGCGCATCAGTCAAAATGAAGAAAGCGTCCGTGTCAACTAAAAAGTGGTTAACTCTGTAGCCTTCAGGAATCATTCCCATATTTGCTATTGCGTTAATGTCGTTGTCTGCAGTACCGACTCTTTGAGGTGTTCTCATCAATCTCTCAGCAGTAAATTGTAATTCTTTTGGAATTATCATTTTTCTACCTTGAAGAGCGATTTTTAATCCTCTCTCATCTACAAAAGCGGCAATATCAATTAATGATGCCTCTAATGAAGTTTCGTTTAAGTCAGCAGGCGTTAGTAATTCATTTCTGAATGTAGATCCATTTGCTAACGGGTGATCTGTTGCACAAAGTGCTTTTCCATCACCACCGTTTGCTGTGTCAAACGCTTGGTTAAGAACTGTAGCGGCTTTCGTTTGTTTTGTGTGCGCCATAGATCTTGCCAATGCTCTTGTGTATCTACCAGCCAATCTGTCATACAAGTTATCTTCGATTGCTTCTTCAGTGATAGCAAACGCGAGAGCAACTGTCTCGTGTGAGTATCTAGAAGTGTATGCTTCTGTTGCTTGGTCAAAAGTCACCATAGCACCTTCAGCTTTAGTGGATGCTCCACCAAATCCTGAAAGCATTACTTCTTCTTCAAAAGCTCTGTCAGATGTTTCTGTATTAAAGATCTCTGCGTGCTCGTTGTCGTATCTATTATATTCCAGGCCAAATAGTGCATTCAAACCTGGCTCTAGTTCTTTTACTAGCTGTGATCGTGATATAGCCATAATTTTTTATCCTCCTATTATAGACCTGTTCCACCTTGACGGTAGAAGTGGTTGTTGATTCTAACAAGGATATCGCCGTTCGCAGCGCCTGCCTCATCATTATCAGGATCTTGTGAAATATCAATTGCTTGAATCACAAAAGTTCCAGTCGTTCCTGATGTTGAGTAGTCTAATTGAACTTTAGATATACCTGTTTGTGTATTCCCTGTTACGTTAGTTACAGAGAAGTTTTTAAAGATGTCCGCAACAGCAAAAGCACCGTCACTATCTATTTTGTATACTACGTTTGGATCATCGATTACATTTGCGATGATGTCAGACGCAACAATACTACCTGGATAGTAATTTTTAAACGTTGGCTTTTGAGTTGTTGGATCAGTGTAGAACACACCATTAAATACTCCGATTACAGGACTAGCATTGTTCGCCGTGTGTCTTGCAATTGTTCCATCATTGACGGCTATAACTAAGTCGCCTTGGAATATTGCAGTTCCATAGTTTGAAGCAATTCTATATCTGTTCTGAGCATTAATGAATGGACTACCATCTAATTTACGAACTGGTCTTAGTCCGTATTTTTCTGATACATTTGCCATTTGTTATGTCTCCTTTTAAGTTTACAAATATAGATGGTAGCTATTACAAATAAATTATTGTTTTCGCCCACCACCAAAAGTTACCCTAGATTGTCTATCTATATTAATAGGCATTCCAGGTTGCTGTTCCTTCATCAAATCGTTATCTATCGCTCCCATTTGGTCTGCTGATATTTTTTTGAAATATTCAGCTCGCGATTTTGCGATCTCTTCTGGTATCCTTGCCAGCACAAGGCCTTGAGTTCCAATTAACCCAGCGTATTGCCCTTTAGCAATGACAGGATATTGATTAGCTCCTATTTCTTCTTTCAAAGTTTCAGCTCTAACAAATTCCCATCCTTCTCTAAGTTTTTTTGATACATTCGATGTATCATCAAAACCCATACTTTCGACTCTTATCCATCTCTGAACAAAGCCGCTTGGCGCTTTGGGTGCATCCAAACTCGATGGTGGTGACCAAGGTCTAGGTGCATCTTTGCTTTTCCTAGTCTCAGACCCGCGTGAAGTTCTTTTTATTTCTTTTTCGCTCATTTATCCTCCTTCACGTATTTAGCGTATTCTTCTAGTGGCACGTTTAATTTTTTAGCAATAGCCACTTGTGAGGCCGTGAGTCTCACAGTTCTGCGTCCCTCTTGTTGTCTACCAGCCGAAGCAACGGTTTGGACGGGTTTCCTTTGCTCTTGTTTTGGCTGTTCTTCAACTTCGTCAGCAAAAGACGAAGGAAAATACTTCCTAAGTCTTGAGTTGATTTCATTATAATACTCATCGCTATCGACTTCAATACCCTCGGTCACTACATTTGCGTGAATGGTTTGTGCAGCATTTGTCATTACTTCATCATTACCATACCAAGAATTTTCTTCAGCCCATTTCTTTGCTTTAGCGCTTATTTTATTAGTATTATCACTTACAGAAGAAGTCTGTGCTTCTACGTTTTGTTGATTGTTGTTATTAGATTGTGCCTTATCTTCCTCTTCTTCTTGTTTTTTTACATCAGCCCTATGCTGTATTTCTAACCTAGCTTTTTCTTTCTGAACTGCTAATTGAGTTAACTTATCGTTAGCCTCCATTATTTTTTCAGAATCTTGGGCTTCAATAGCTTGCTTTAAAACAGATTTAACTTGTTCTCTTTGTGCATCTACTCTTGCATCAAATTCTTTTAAGTATTGTTCATCTGTTTGATTGATTTTCTTTTGACTTACGTCATATTTCTTTTGTAAGCCTTTAGCATAATCAACAGCTGCTTTTTCTCTTCTTTGTGACTCTCTAACTTTAAAAGTAAGTTTATCAATTCTAGATTGATAATCATCTTTTTTCTTTTTTAAGTTAGCAGGTTTTTGCTCAACCTTTTTTTCAGGTTCAGCTTGCTTAGGTTCAGGTTTTTCTTCAACCTTCTCCTCTTGCTTTTCCTCTTCTACCTTAACCTCTGCTTTGATTTTATCTTTTGAATGATCTGTATACCCTAGATCAACTTCACCAACATTAAGGTTAGGTGTCTCTTCTTTTTTCTCTTGTTCTTTTATTTGAACATCTTGTTCTTTTATACCGTCAGTATCTAAATCTACTTCTTTAGAATTCTTCGGTTGCGTTTCTTCAACGTTTATGTTTTCCATTTTATCCTCCTAAAATAAATGGAGGATGTGTTGAGGGTCTTTTATTGTTCCTATGATCTCGTCATCATTCAAAATACGATGTTCACCATATTTCGTTTGAAATCTTGAGCCTGAGTATCTTCCATATACAACAAACTGTCCCTTTTTACACCAAGGCCCAGTTGGGAATTTTTCTTTGTCTTGAAAACAAAGATCTCCCATTTTTACTACTAATCCAACTACAGTGGTCATTTGTATAGTTTCTCTTGTCGTATCGGCAAGAATAACTCCACCTTTTGTTTTTTCAGCAGGTTGATATGGACGTACTAGCATCCTGTAGCCTACGGGCTCAGGAATAACCTCAAGATATTTCTTGATACCTTCGGGATCTGTGGGAATTTTATCAGCCTGTGTCTCGCCACTTGATTGTGGGTTTGACTTAGGTTTGATTATTTGTACCATCGTTGTCCTCCGTTTGCAGGTCGTCTTTTACGTCCTGAAGCAGCTCCTCTAGGGAACTGAGTTTCCCTCTAGCATACTGCAGTTTTTCTATTGTGTCCACCCCATAGCATATATGGTCTTTAATAGAAACAATTTTTTTATTTATGTGTTTAACAATTACTTGTGCGTTATATGGATCTAAGACTGCCATTAATTTTCTAATAATATTTTATTTTCACCTTTTGCTAATGGCTTAAAATTAAAATGATGTAAGCAATCAGCAACTGTTTGCATATCATAAGTTTTGTAATCGTCAAAGATAAATCTTGTCTTTGGTGCTGATCTATTAGCAAACCAAATAGATTCATTGATTACATCTTTTGTTGTGTGTGGGCCATCAAAATGCACTAAAGCAAACCTTTTATCTTTATATTCATTTGATCCCATAAAATCTGTATCGGTCATATTTGCTAAATGAAATTTACCTTGTTTAATGTACCAATGAAAATCTTTTATCAATTGATCTCTCATTGAGTCAGGATATGTAGGAGGTGTAGGTTTACCGTTCCATTTAGAATTAGCATCGTTATCAGTATGTTGATAAACTCTATCACCATAAGGATCAACACCAATATGAAAATAATTATTTTTAACTTGATCCATAATTATCTTGGAACCTAAACCTTTTCTGACTCCAATCTCACAAGTGTAATAACCTTTGCAATCAAAGTCAGCCCAATCATTGAGCAGACTGTAATCAAGCGAATCACCTTCGATCATTTCTTGCCGTTACGGAAGATTTGTGTACCCTTTATTCCAAAAATACTCGCAACCACCAAAATCCACAGGTTTGTAAACCAACTTGGAAGTGTCGAGAAATAATCAAAAAACAATTTTACTTTAGCCATCGCATCAGGATCGTCTGATACCACCGCCCAAGCAAGCACAGCTATGGGAGCCGATAATATAAGCAAAACGAATTCGTCTTTCCAGTCCGATTGTCTTGCTTCAAGAAGTTTACCTTGGTAAGCTTCTTCTCCCCGAGCCATACGCTCTGCGTGCATTAATTGTGCATCTGACATAGCCATTTTTGTTTTTTGTCTATTAGAATAAATTTTAGCACCTGCTTGCATTGCAATTTTTGCTAAACTAAACCACGCCATTTTTTTTCTCCTTTTTTCTTATTGCATCTTTACCTTTTTTAAAGATATTCGCAACTTCAAATTTTTTCATCACCTTTGCTCTTTGTTCTCCTACAGTTAATATCTGTATTTTTCTAGCAAATGATTTTGAAATATTTTTAACTTTATTTACAGTAGCTCTTGCATCGTTAGCCGTTGCAAATTTTATTCTTACTGTGTCTTTAGGATTTTCGTCTGTATATAATCTTCTATCAGAACCTTTTGGTTTCTTACCTGTTCCGATTTTAGGATCTTTACTCATATTTTTTTAGTATCTCTTTTTTTTCTTGAGCGTCAACAGATTTTTGTAGAAGTTTATCTATCTCTTCTAAATGTTGAGGGTGTTCTCCTATACCAACAGGATTATCTAAATATATATTAACTGTAGATTCAGCTTGAGCAATATCAGCATCGTATTTTTTATTTAATGCTTCAATTAATTTTTGTCTCAAACTCATTTAACTCCTGTAAATTTATGTCCTCTCAATGCTTTACCCATACCTCTTATACCATCAGGTCTTGATGGACAAGAGAATTTGTAAGTCTTTGTCATTTTGCCGTTTCTCATTTTTACAGGTGGCACTTGTGAATTTGGCCCACTTTTAGGAGGAGGGCCTGATTTTACACCGCCTCCATCATTATATGCTTTAAATGGAAAAAATTTATTTGCAGAAAAAGTAGGTTTAGTTTGTTGTGCATTTATTATTGTTGTAATTTTTAAAGGTTGAATTGGTTGATTATCGCCTCCACCACCTAGATCTACAGTTGGCTGTCTTTTCATTTGATATTTTGTTGTAAATGATCCTGATAATCTAGCTTGAGCAGTGTCTTTTTTTACTTGTGGTGTTAGTTTTTGTTGTATTGTTTCTAAACCTTTTTTGCCATATTTATAAGCTAGACCTAATCCTGAAACATCAAAAGCTGTTTTGCCAATAACACTTAGTGCAGCCATCGTGCCACTACCACCACCTTTTGTGCCTGATCCTCCGACTGACACAGTTTTTTCAGGGCCTTTTCCTTTAGGGCTTGTGTATCCACTATCTCCTCCGCTAAAATCACTTCTGCTTGGCCCTGATGGTGTAGCGCCACTTGCTGCACCAAAGGTGTCTGACGCTGTGCCGTACCCTTCACCTGGCCCTCCAAAGTCAACGTAACTTTTAATTCCTGTGTTATTTATATCTTTACCTAAACCACCTGCTTTTTTTAACATTTTAGCTTCTCTTTCATTAATATAAGCTAAACGTTCTCCTTTAGGCGCAAGTTTATTTAATAATTTCTTTGCTTTTTTTATTTTATTTTTTTGTTTTGTCATTTCTTTTTCTCATTATATCAACTTTTTGTTGAGCAACTTTTATTCTCTCATTATGTTGATCTTCAGAATTTTCTAATTTCATTTTTTCTAGATCTATCTTCTCTTGTCCAAACTCCTCTTTCAAATCAAAGTTAACAACTCCTTCAGTTGCTTTTCTTTGTAGATCCATAGCTTTCAAATCTAATTCTCTTTCTTTTAATTTAATTAAAGGATCACCTTGTGACTCAGCTTCGGCTCTTGCTAACTCAGCAGTAAGTTCTGCTATCCTAGTTGCTATCAAAGCATCAATTTGTACTTGCGCTCCTTGTGGATCATCTTGCATAAGTTGTTGCATTTCTAAATTATCTGCAACCATTGCACCAATCTCACCTTGTGCTTTTAAACTTACGTGTTCTGATATGTGCCCTTGCAATGCTGCGTAAACTACAGGATTGATTTGTACCATTCTTGTAGCCATAAAAGCTCTATGTGCATTGATATGTGCGTTATGATCTTGTTGAGGTAGAGCAAATAAAGGTTTCATCTGTAATGCTTCCATATTCTCAGTTGCAGGGTCTTTTGGCATTGGTTTTGGATCAGGAAGTAACAGTTGATTAATATCTTTTGTACCTAATGCTTCGTAAACTCTACGATATGCCTCTCTTACGTTGTGAATTTGTGGAGCAGACAGCGCAATCTTAAGATTTTCGTTTGCTAATGTAACTCTTTGCGCCATCGAAAAAATATTTGGGTCAGCAACAGGAATTACGTCCACTCTATCGTCGAAATCTTGTACTTTTACCATCTGATCTGCGCCATATACTGAGTATGGGTACACAGGAGGTAGAAAAGTAGAGAAAATTTTACCTAATAACCTAAATTCTTTACGCATTGAGTAGTAACAACGCTTATGTATCGCTGACATCACTCTTGATCCTCTCTCAAGTAAGGAAATTGTAGTTCCGACTGCTCTATTTTGTGCATCACTACCTACATCCATATCTGTTATGGCTGCAAATCTTTGTCCTGCACCAACAACAAAACCTAATAATTGAAATAATGTGCCTGATGGCTCTTTGAAAGGTAAAATTTGGAACTGATCTTTGATATTTCCACCTGGAGCATCGATATCTCTAAACTCACCTGGTTGAAATGGCTTGTCATCGTCTCTAATTCTTATACCTCTAGACTTAAATCCTGCCGGTAAGTTAGATAATGTCCCTGCATCAAGCAATTGTCTTAATGCTTGTGTAGCTGTTCTTGATAATCCACCTATCATATGGATTAAACCAAAGCCATAGAAGCCTAAACCTGGTAAAAATTTAAAATGTACAAAGTATTCGTTTCTATTTTTTAGTTCATCGTTAAGATTATAGTTACGATAGATAGATAAAATCTCTCCTGAGCCTTCATCAATAGAAACTATGTATGGAATTTTAACTTGTTTCTCAGCTTCGTTGTATAAATACTCATCTAAATTTAAATCAACGTGCATTTCTAAAACATTAAACGTATATTGTTTGTCTCCTGATGGAGTTATACCTTCTAATTCTTGGTATTTTTTCTCAATATCACTAATGTTTGCTTGTACAGGTTTTAATTCTATGTCTCTGTAGAAACCTGACTTTTGTTTTTTTAGAATTTCATTTTCATTCATCTTAATCACGTGAGTGATTCTTTCACAATCCATTAAATCTGATGCATAGTAAGGCACAACTAAATCTTCAGCAGGTACAAATTTAGATACTGCTCTTTGCATTACTTCATCATAATAAACTTTTTTAAATGCTGAACCTGCTAATGGTAAATAAAATAATAATTGATCCATCTCAGGAGTGTACTCTTCCATTTTCTCCATCAACATATAATTCATAAACTCTTGAACTCTAGTTGCTTGTTCTAATTTTTCTGATGTCTCTTCACCCATAACTTTAGTTCTTACAGGGCCATCACTTGGTAATAATTCTTTGTATGCTTGTGCTTGAAACTGTGTTGCTGCCTCTGCTAAAAGGGGATGTGTAACAGAAGCAGAACCTTTAAATGGTCTTGTCATTTCTTGGTATTTAAAACCAAGTAAGTCTAAACCATTTCTATAACCTTCTTCCCAATCTTTTCTGGAAACTTTATCTCTTTTGTAATCGTCGACTAATTGTTTGGACAGATTAGATAAAACGACAGCATCCAAGTCTTCCGCTATGTTTTTGTAAAAACTTGCTTCTAAAGAAGCAGCATCTCTCATCTTCTCAGCATCTGATCTCTCATCAGTTTGCTCTTCCAATTCTACAGATACGACTTCTTCATTTGGACTAGTAGTTTCTTCTACCGTCTCCTCTATCGTTTTATCAACTTCAGCCATTAATATAATTTTGTTTTTTTGCCTACGATTTCTTTTCCGCCTTTGGCTCTAATCATCTTACCAGCTTTAGCTCCCATACCTGGGCCGAATGGATCTAATCCAAAGTCTTGCCCTTGTAAGTTACCTTTAGGTAAAAATGCTTTGCCCATACCTGCTCCTCTTTTTTTAATAAAAGCCGGTACTCTTCTTTTATTCATTTCGGTTGCTTTCATAGCTTTTGCTTTTGATACATCTTCTGTAAGAGCCGCTTTTTCACCAAGTTTAGATAAACCTGCTAATGCTACTCCAGCCATTAAAGCTTTCCTAATGTTTCTTCTAGATTTTTTTGACATATGTTCTCCTAATAGTATATATACTTCTTTTCTTTATACTTTTCAATTTCCTCTTCATCAGAGTATGTTGAAACGTAATAACCTTGTCGGTATCTTAACATAGCCTGTGTAGTGCTATCAACATAATCATCGTTTTCTCCGTGGGGAAAGGCAGCACATTCTTCAATAACTTCCTCGGCAAATTTCTCTCCATCAGGAAAATAGACTTGTGCACTCTCAAATATAGGGGCTACAGCGTTTACACGTGAAAACTTATCTCTGCCTTTTGAAGGCACATAATCCATAACCGGTATGCCCATTCGACGTAATTCTTGTATTAGGGGTTGGCCCGTGGCTTTTGCTTCAACGATGATAGTTTCAGGTTCCCAATATTTATATTGTTCTAATGCGATTGCTTTTAATTCAGGAAAATCAAATTTACCTCTTATTGCATCTATTAGCATAATCGCATCAGCTTGACCTTCGTGAGGCGTGAATACTCCCCAAGTAGTAATGGCTGAGTAATCCGCAGTTTCTTTTTTACTAAACGCTGTATCGTAAGATTGTATAACGTGTTTTAAAACAGGTAAGTCTCCTTTCCAAGGTTGCCACCATTCACGCTTCAAGATCGCTCCTTCTTCAGATGTAGGTTCTTGCATATACTGTGCCGACCAATTACGCACGGACAACGAAGCTTTAACTTTTTCTAATTCTTCTTTTGACCAATACTCAGGCCATACAGGATTGTCATCTTCTAAGACTGCAGGAAAAGAAATATGTGCCCATCTATCTGCCTTAGGTTCTGATTGTGATTTAATTAATCTGCCTGTTAAATCGTCCTCGGCCCAACGAGTCATTACAAGTACAATTGAACCTTTGGGTTGTAAACGTTGTCTTGGCCCTGAAAGATACCAATCGAAAGTTCTCTCCATTGCAGAGTCTGACCAAGAATCTTGTTCCGTGTGTGGATCGTCGATAATAAGTAAATCCGCCCCTCGTCCTGTGATCGAACCGCCAACCCCCGCTGCAAAATATTCACCCCCGTGATTTGTCTCCCATCGGCCTTTAGCCTTACTATCTTCTCTTAGTTTAACATCTCCAAAGATTTCTTTATACTCCTTACTGTCAATTAAATTTCTAACCTTAGCACCAAATCTAGCAGATAGTTCTGCGTTGTGTGATACTTGCATTATTTTCTTTTTTGGAAAGTTACCTATGTACCAAGCAGGAAAGTATATAGAAGCAAACTCGGACTTAGTATGTCTCGGTGGCATATTAACAATTAACCGCCCCGAACTGTCATTTTTGATTTTAGTAAACTCGTAAGCTATGTGCTGATGGTGGCCCCATCTTTCAGGATCCCTATCTGTTCTACAAATAAAATCAGGCCAAACATTTTTTACAAAATATAAGAAGTTATCTTGGCATAGTTTAATATGATGTAACCAAGTCTTTTCGAGCCTCAAGCGTAGCTGATCAGTGGTTAACAATTGTTTGTCTGTCATAAATTCGAGGTTTTATTGGGCCCCCTTTTTTGGGCCCCCTATTTGTTTTAGAGTACACTACGTTTATATTTGTTGCAAGTTTACACGTCTGTGTAAGTTACATAACTAAAAAACCCACAGTTTGCAACCTGTGGTTGTTTGCATTTTGGTTTTTGGTTAGTATCTCTATTGTGTCTGTTGGTCTAGGTATTTAATGCGGTGATTAATAGCTCTATATATAAAATTATTAATATACTTATTAGATTTATTTTTTATTTTTTGTATTGATAAAATTATAAAGTCTGTACCATTAACGGCGCTAACCTTAGCGCCGTTAATCGTTATTGTATAACCTTTATAACTTTTTACGAGTTCCATTTATTTTTGATAATGGTTTTATCTTTAGCACTTCAGGCGCTTTGTTGCGCCTGAAGTATTTGTTAAATAATTTTTTTAATTTATTTAACACGTTTTAAATCTGCCTGTATTACACTTGCAACAGACTGTTTATTGTACTGACTGAATAATGACTGATATAACTTAGGGTCATTGTCCCTTAGCGCCTTAACATCAAACAAGTTTTTTTCTACTTCTTTCAAACTTGCTGAATAATCAAACACGCCTCTAGTACCTGTTATTTTTTGGTTCTTAAAAGAAATATAATTATTACTGTCTTTTAATTCAGTAATTAATCGTTCTTTTAATAAAGAATATAAAAACTCGTTCATCTTATATTCTTTTTTACTCATTAGCGCATTAAACATAAAAACATTTAAGTTCTTATTGATTAGTTTAAAAGCGCTTTTTTGTATTGCTTTTTTATCTATCATAATACTCCTTTGTTTAGTTTAATAGATAATGAAATTATCTTATTATTATGGGACAAACTCAACCTACTATGTGTCCATTTTGGGTCAGCTCAAAATATGAGAGTTAGCAGGAATAGACCGCCTAGAACAATAAACGGTCTATTCATTAAGCATAATAGAAAACCTGCAATTAGTTTATGATACCATCTAGGCATATGATTTTATAAAGCCATCATTTTCAACTTTACGCCCTAGACCCTTAGCAACTAAACCAACTATCACGCCTGACGGATCCTTGAACCTTAGGTCGTGTTTATCTCCATTAATGACTTTTAAGCCATTGAATTTTTTCGGTAGCTTGTCTTTGAACACATATGCAACGTTGACCCCTCGTGCTGCTGCCTTCCTGCATTCAATATCATTTTTACCGCTATGGCTAAAAGTTAAATGAAAGTTTTTAATTTTATGATCAAGCCTGTTGTAAACTTTTGTATAATCATAAAACTGTACATCCGGATGGAGATCCATCAGAGTCTGATCACCGGTGACCTTGAAGCGTTCGAAGCTTAAATCACTAGTTCCATTAAGTCTGACTGCAAATTTAAAGCCCTGAGATCTAGCCCGCTTTTTAAGCTGTTCGATTTCCCTTGAGAGCTCCCACAGAAAACCGCTCCTATTTTTCCAAAAATAATTGGTCTTATTGACTCGAGCTCTTTGTACACTGTTCATTTGTCCACGGCCTGAAGTATTCAGGCAAGGAGCAACGCAGCCCCCTGGCCCTTCAGTAGCTTTTGGACAAACATTTTTTCCGCTCAGCTTGAACGGGGCCAAATGAAGAATGGCTGTTTTGTATCCGAACCGCTCACCCTTGGCCATTTTGGTCTGACTATAATAATTGAGCAGGGGCATTAGTTACCTTCCTCCATTCTGTCTTTTTTGTTCCATCCGCATCGACCAGGTTAATTCTGGCCTTAGTAATTTGAGAGCTGTAGACGCTGCCTGACTCATCGTGCAGCCCGATGTCTGAAGCTCTAGTGTAGATTAGTACTATTTTTTTAAGGCCCTTACCTATCTTAGGAGACTCGAGCAGCAAGCCGCTCACTTCCTGGCCCAATTGATTAGATTTGATCTCAGTGCCCTTTGTGAGCTCTTTGAAATCAATAGTTTTTTCCGTCATTTTTTGCCTTCCTGTTGATGCTGCTTAGACGCTGCAGCGGTTATTAATATCCCATCAATATAAGATGCTCGAGCTGCTGTCAAGCTGTAGCTGCCGTAAGTTTAAAAATAAAAAAATGCGGTTATACATAGTATTAGGAGGTGAAGCTTATGGGCAAATAATAACTCCCCTTGCCAGCTCGCAGAGCTGGCAAGGTTGCATATAAAGTTTCATATGCGCTTATGCGCATATGCTTTTATAAGCATAGCACTTTATAGACATAGCGTTTTACACGCATATGATTTTATAAAGACACGTTGCACGAAGCTCGCAGAGCTTCGTGCAATCGTTATTCGTGATTATTTTTTAAAAACATTTTCTTCAAAGCCCAAGTCCCACGCAATTTTATCAAAATGCAGAAGCAACGTGGCACGTGAGTTCTCGCCCTCTGCCAAAATATCCAAAGTTCTCGTCCCACGAACCTTGAAAAGTTGAAGAAGTCCGTCCTTGACCCTCTCTCGCAAGATAAAACAGTTGCCACCATTATTTAAATGATTGATATGCCAATTAATTTGATATTTAGAAAGTCCACAATTCTTGACATCATTTGATTTTAATTCAATCCAAATTGATTGACCTTTATAAAGCCAATAACAATCAGGAATACCATTGATAGTATTACTTTCTATGCGAAATATTTGACCTTTAAGATTAAGTTTTTTAATGCGTTGCCACAATAAACTTTCTCTTTTTTTCATACCTATAAATAGGTCAAGAAATGATTTATTTCAATGTAAAAAAACACACCCAAAAAAATGCAATTATCAAAATTGCAAAGTATAATGTGTCATTTGGTTCTGTAATTATTTCCATTTTTCCCCTTAGTTTGTACGTATTACACCCTTAGTAATGCCATTATCATCAGTTTTATATCTAATAATATCGTTATATTTTAAACTTGGTATCAATGTTGGTTTATTATCTAAATATCCCCACCCCTTTTTTTGGTCGCCTTTACCAATTCTAACCCACATCTTTTCTATTACTCCACCTAATTCAAACCAAACATAAGTAGAAGTTTTATAAATTAATTCGTTTTGTTTGATTGTGAAGTATGTTTCAACCCCACAATCACCACAAGTATATATTACGTTCTTGTCTTTTTTATTCATTAGCAAACCTTGAAGCCACCGCACTCTTTAAGAAATTCGCAAAATCTTTCTACGTTCTTAACAGCAAACGGATAACTATCTGTTCTGTCCCTTGCTTCCCAAAGTTTATCCCACTTACTTTTTATTTCAGGCGGATAATCAATAGGCGCAACATTTTTCTTACCAAGTTGTTTTTCTGCCTTAGCACTTAGTTCGTCCATTTGCACATCTAGTTTCTTATTCCATTTTTCTGCTTCTTTGGCTTTTTTCTTCCACTCAGTTTCTATTTTCTTGCAAGTACCATTATCAATCACTTTCCTTAAAGATTTATAAATGGTTTCTGCTTCGCTTTCAGAAAATTCAAATCCTGAATTATCGTGCAATCTCTCTTGTTGCTCACTTGTTAGCCAATCACTATTGAATTCACGAATTAAGTTAGCAAGAGGTCGCCACCACCACACATTATTTCTAAAATAAACACCTTTGTTTTCTTCTTCATACTTAGATTTTTGTTCAAAGTATTTATCTAGTTCTTTTCTGTCTGTACCTATCTTATTCATAGTTCCCCAATTTAACTCTTTAGGTTTTACAGACCCTTTTTTTATTTTGGGATTTAACCCATAAACGTCCATACCCATAATTTACTCCTTGTTAGTGTTAATAGTATGTAATGCCATTTATATCTTATTTTTATAAGATTTCAAATAGTTTTATCTTGTTGAAATTCACGTTCTAATTGCTGTGCCTCTTTATGCCAAGCATTAGTAGTTCCTAATTTCCTAATTCTTGTTTTTTCTAACCTACCCAAAATATTAATTATTCTTGATAAATTTTTTTGTAAGAAATCATTTACACATCTCTGAGTACAAAATTCAGAAAAATAATCTAAACTTGTTCTTCTTGTATTTGTATAAAATTTCTCGCCATTAATTTTTCTTAAATTATTCTGCCTATCGTATTGATAACAATATGGATTTTGACAATATTTCATTTTTACCTTTCTTTGTTAAGGTGAGTGTAATGGGAAAAAAGACGCATAAAATTACACCCACCTATTATTGTACTAATTCAGAGATTGACTAGCACTCTCTTTTTCATACAACAATCTTGCTTTTATTTTATCTTCTCTACTTACTTTTTTATTCTTCATAGACTTCAAACTGTCTGCAACAGATTGTGGGTCAAATAAAGTTAAAGCACTACTTTGTACTTTATCAATAGCCTCTAAATCTAAACCAACAGTAAATGCCAATTCTTTTGCTTGGTCAAAATGTGTGTAAGATTTAAGAGCAAGATTAATTGTTTTCATTTGTTCTTCAATAGACTTAACAAATTCATAATGTTTCTGACAAACAATTTGTTTTGCTTGTTGCCAAGTATTTAAAATTGCTAATTCATCAAGTGAAATATCAAAGTATCTTGAAGAACAATATTTTTCACCTAACACATCTAATTTAAAATTGTTTTCATACTTTTCTAAAATAGATAATTTTTCGTCATCACAAGTTTCACAAGGAAATTTTTCTTCACGTAAAAATCTATTGCACTCATTTACTGCAATCTTTCTATGTGGGCTATCTTCCTTGTCTAACCATTGTGGGACAATATCAGGATTAAGATTTTTTTCTTTTAAATCTTCTCTAAACATTGCGTATGCAAAAGGCATTGCGTCGCTATTGTCTGAAACACCCTCTACTGTACTTGTTAAATCAAAGTGAAATTGTTTTGTTTGTTCTTTTTCTACTATGATTGTTTCCTGTTGTTTAGTATGAGAATTATATCTACTTTCTTCAACAGGTGCTTTCCACCTTACCCAAAAACAATTATCAAGTCTTGCATTTGATAATTCGTGTTTGTCATCTAAGTATCTTTGCATATCAACGTCCTCTTTTGGAAATCTTTTTGCAACGATAGATTTGATTACATCAAACGCTTCCCTTTCTGCTCTTGGATATTGTTCTCTTGATTGTAGAAACGCTTCCCTCTCTTGCGTGTTCTCATTATCAAGATGATTTCTAAACTGCTTTGAAATACCTTTTCTTATTTCTGCGTTTAGTCTTAGTTT